TCCCATAAATGAAACCTACATAATCTTCCAAGTAAAGTTCTTATCTGTCCTCTGTCTTGAGCTCTGTTAGATGCTTTGCTCATAAGCTGTTTAACAAAAGGTACCTTAGCATGATAAGTATTAAATAGTTCTGCAGCTTTTTCTTTACTCACGCCTAACTCTGCTTGAAGTTTACCTTTACCCATACCATAAAATAATCCAAGGTTAATTGTCTTTGCTTGTGATCTAGGTATCTGTGCCATGTCAGCAACTGTTTGGTGAAAGTCTGCGTTAGGGTCAGTTTGATAAGCTTCTATTACATCATAGACTGATGGTAATTTATACAAAGAAGCATAATGCACTACCAACCTAGGCTCTTGCTGAGAATAGTCAAATACACCCCATCTATGGCCTTCCTCGGGTATAAATAATGACCTAATCATAGGTCCTAGATCCTTGTTTCTAGCAGGAATCTGTTGAAGATTTGGGTTCTGATAAGAGAACCTACCTGTGACTGTGCCTCCTCCTGCATTTCTTAATTGGTTTATCTCTGCATGGATTCTACCTTTGTGTTCGTATCTAAGAATAGAATCTATAAAAGTTGTGTGTGCTTTGTTTACCTCTCTTGCTTGTGCAATCATTCTTACAACAGGATGTTCATGTTCTTGTAAAAAGTTTTTTGTAAATGATGGTGCATCTGTTTTCTCTGTTCTTTCAAAAGGTATTTTTAAATTTTCAAATACCTGTGCAATACTTCTAGCTGCCCATATCTGTGGATAGATATTTGTTTCGCTTTCTATTTTTTTTAATAGATCTTGTTCTTGTTTTATTAAATTACTTTTCATTTGATGTGCACGTTCAGTATCTACTCGTACACCTTTGAATCGCATATCTACAAGACAAGGAAACAATTCTGTTTCAAGATCAAAGATGTCTTCTAAGTCTTGATGTAATATTTCTTTTTTCATTTCTTGCCAAAGACCAAGTGTGATCTCTGCGTCCCGTTCTGCATATCCACCGACGTGCATTGCAGGTAGTTTGTACATCTCTGCCTTAGGATCGATACCCCAACTTTCTGCTGCCTCTGATAGAGCTGATTCATTTTTACCATAGCCAAGGTAATGCCACGCTAAACTATTGAGATCATAGCGAAATCTGTTCTCGTCGGTAACCGCTGCTGCTATCATTGTGCAGACAATGTCACCATTTATTTTAAGTCCTAGTCTTCGCAACCAACAAACATCGTAGATTGCATTGTGAAATATTTTTGTAGACTGAGATTCAAGTACATCTTTTAACCAAAGCATGACTCTTTGTCTGTCCATGTTTCCACCGCCCTCGTGTGCAATAGGAAAGTATCCTTTGTAATGAGATGTAGCTACAGCGATGCCCACAACATCACCATCACCAATGACTGATCCTGATCCACGTTCCTTGAGGCCTGGGTCTTTTGTTTCTAAGTCGATTGCTATTTCATCAACCTGTCTTAAGTCCGGGAACTCAGTAGGTTTAACCCATTCAGTTTGTGCTTCAAACTTTGGTATCTTCATTTGTAATCCCTTTCAATTATCATTTCTAAATAATGTATTGCTTTGTGTATATCTTGTTCCTTTCCTTTAGCAGCATGTCTACATATGTATTTTATAGCTGACCCTTCTGCAAAAGGCAACTTGTTCTCATTTATAAATTGACTTGGTTGAATTTTCATATCTTTATAATGAGATCCTCCAACTTGTTTTTTATATGCCTTCGATGTCATAACCTAATCTATCCTCCTTAGCAGCCATTATGTATAAGCTTTGTTTTGTTCTAGTGACTCCCACATACCAAACTCTATGTTCTTCATCTGCTTTCTCAGGACTCTTTTCAATTGCTTCACGTATCTTTTCTGTATTATCTAATATCAATAATACATTATCAGCTTCGCCACCTTTAGCTGAATGAATCGTAGATAGTTTTACTCTTGCTTCCTCAGAAAGTTTTTCTTTATTACTTAACATTTGTCTTATGTATAAAACTTGTTCAGGGTCTGCGTTAAATAATTCGTACCATGTATCGTTTGCATCAATACCAAAGTATTCACAGTCATAACTTAAATGTTCTTCACCAATAAATTCATGGCCTGTGTAGTCAAATATATCTTTTATTTCAGGTGATGTTAGTTGTGCACCTGTTGTCCATTTTGAAAAATCTCTAATTGCTTTCCATAGTTTTGCACTAAAACTTTTTCTTTCTTTGTATTCAAAATATATACCTCGTTCCATTAAATATGGCTTCATTTTTATTAAACGATAGTTTGTTCTTGCAAGTATCAACCATCTACCTTGTGTTAAATCAACTTCATCTAAATCATAAACCTCTTCACAATGCCCTTCATTATTTCTAGGTTCCCAAGTTTTTTCAATTCTAGTCTCTATCTGTGATATTATTGAATCTGCAACCCTTTGAACCTTAATAGGAACTCTATATGATTTTGGTAAAATTTTTTCTTTTGCAGGTTCGTCTTGAAATCTTTTTACATCTGCTCCTGCCCATCCATATATGGCTTGGTCATCATCCCCTGCTAAAATTAACATCTTTGTATTTTGTTTTATAATATCGTACATCTTCCATTGTATTGGTGATAAGTCTTGTGCTTCATCAATAAATACTACATCAAATTTAGGGCATAACTTTGACTTAATAAATTTTTCTATCATGTCTGTAAAATCATAAAGCGCAAAAGATTTTTTATAATTGTTAAGCTCTGCTTCTATAATCTCTACTAGATTATAATCCATGTCATCAGAATATAAATCAGTATCGTATTCATCTCTAATAGATATGTTTTTGATTCGTGCAATGTTTATTAAATTAAAGTATTCACTATCTGAGTCTATATATCCTGTTTCCTCTTCACCTCCTCTATACACAGAAACCTGTACACCAACTGTCTTACCTATCTCTTCGTAATGTTCTGATTGCATTACATTATCCTTCTTCATACCCAAAGTTGTAAATGCTAGTGAGTGTAAAGTTTGAAAATGTTTAAGATCTCTGTATCCATATTGTGGAAATAGTTTAAGCATTCTTTCTTTTGCTTCTGTAGCTGCTTTTTTAGTAAAAGCAAAGTATCCTATTCTTTCTATAGGTGTACCTAATTTTAAGAAAGTCTGTACATACTTTAAAAGCTTTGTAGTTTTACCTGTACCTGGTGGTCCTAATATCTTTCTAATCATAGTATGTCCTTTTTGTGTTCTGTAACCTTATGATAAATTTTTATTCTGTCAAACTTTTGCACAGATATCATTACAACATTTTTAGTTGGGCTGTTGTGTTTACCTTTCTGCGTTGTTGGAAATCTTTTTTGATCTAAAAAATCTATTTCACAATCTTTATAAATCTTAAGCATCATTGATCCTGTTTTATCCTCTTGGTATCTCCACCCCTTATTTTTTAATTTCTTGTAGAACACATCAAATTTAAAATAAGCATATCCATCCTGTATTAAAGTTGTGCCTGTCTTGAATGATGCATCGTTTTTTGCTTCAGGTCCTGTAATTTTTTGATAAACATTGTCATGTAGTTTTTCTCTAGGTGTGGTGCCCACGGGCGGTGGCATAACCTTTTGTGTTTTAAATAATGCATCTAAAACTTTTTGATCGTCTGAGCCTTTTTGTAATGGTGGCACAAACCCCGCATATTTTGCTATTGAATTTCTTCTTTTCCTTTGATCTGTTAGATGTTCAATTGTTTTACAATGTACAGATCTTACTGTTTGTCCATCAGGTAAAGTCACATCAAAGTTGTACTCTGGTTCTGGTTCAAGATCAACTTTCTCTAGGTTTGCACATAGTGGATATGAATCTTGAAAATCTGATGCAATACCAAAAGTTCTTTTAACACAAAGTCCACGCATACAATGCTGTGCGATTGGATCTTGATTGCAAGTGTAACCTTTATATTGTTGTTTCCATGATCTAATCTTTTGTATAAGTTTTTGTTTAGACCACGCCACTGAATCTTCAAAATATAAGACAGGTGCACTCATAACTTTTTCTTCCCAATTGTCAGGGTATTTCTTTTTTGCAAACACCATATAGTTATATAAAAATCTATCTCGACCATCGGATAATTTATTTTTTGATAATGCTGCTAAACACGGTGGACCATCACTAAACTCTGCATTCGATCCCTCTAAAACTTTTTTCTCTAAGCTGTCATCTATTTCTTTTATTCTTTCTGCTGTTATAAAATTTTCTTCAACGAGTTGTATGAATTGTTCAAAGCTAAACTCTGTCCCATCATAGTTTAGAGCTCTTCGTTCTGTTTTTTTAAAGTATGGTAGATTGATAAAGTTTCCTTTGTTCATCTCTCCTGTCTCACTATCTTTGACAAGTTCTGTTTGTTTTGGAAACACTTCTGTTTCAGGTTTTAAATTAAATATTGGAATTAAGTTTGTTAGGAATGATCTTATAATTTTTGCAGGAATAAAATCTTTTGTAAATACATACAAGTGAAGTCCACCACTTTTAGAAAGTATTGGTATGATTGGTAGTTTATATTCTTTTATTTTATCTAAATAAAATTTTCTATCAAAGTCTACGTATTCTTGTGGATCAATATCTATTGCACCGAATCGTGCGTGATTTTTTTCATTACATGGTTGAATACCAATTGACTTTGTGCCTATCAAATGATCTTTGTATGCATCATCTGTTAGTCTTTGTTGTGCCCATCTGTATTCAGGTTTTTGTTTTTTAGAGATAGGATCTACCTCAAGCCTTTGCATGTCAGCTTGACCATAGTTCTCAGAGAACCCACTAAATATCTGTATAAATTTTTCTTCCATAACTGTTCCATGTGGGCCACTCAGTCTCCTTCCTGGCCCACACTGTGCACTCATTCTCTAAGAGAATTAGATAATGCTAGCTTGGTCTTTTGGTTTGTCCTCACCATGTTTAGCCTTCACACTTCCTTTTGAAATGCTTTCACTAAAACTTTTGGCTTGATCGTAAAGACCTTTGTCAGTTACTGGACCAACTTTACTAACTTCCCAACCAAACCAAGTGCCTTTATCATTTGACATTTGAGTAGTTTTTAGTTTGTAAACATGGCTAAAAGATGCTGGTGTAAACATTCCGTTTGCACCTTTCATTTTAATACCAGACATCATTGAATTCCATTTTCTACTAATTTTTAATTGTGTAGATTTCATAGATATCAATGCTGTTGATGCACCTGTTCTCTCTCCCGACACTATAACAAAGTGAGACGCGGTTTTTTCGATATAATTACCATTTGGCAATCTATCTTTATAGTTTGCGTCAGGTTTTGTTTTAGACATGATATCAGATGATGAGTCATAGATTGCAACTGGTGCACCTAAACCCTCTCCTCTATCCTTCCATTCAATGTACTCCAACTTATAAAAGCATGGTATTACATTAAGACCTTGTACTCCATCATAGAGTTCTCCAGAGACAGAATTGTAAATCATTCCTGGCTCTGCACCTTCGACATACTTACCATCACGTTTGTTAACTTCTGGTGAAAGCTGTCCAAGGATTTTTAAAAAAGGCAGGGCTAGATCTTCTTGACCTATTGCACCCAAACCTTTTGCTGCATCATCTTCAAACACATTTGCTGGAAGACTTGCAGACTTTTTCTCTGTTACTTGGTTCATGTTACTTGCTCCTTGTTATTTTGGTTCTGTTGCCTGCGAACACGTTAAATAGATCAGAGGGCATTTCTTGTCCAGATTCAAGACGCTCTCTGACCAATGCTTTTAGGGTCATAGGTTCAACCTTTAATTTCTGGATAGGTTCATACCCTTGACCCTGTGCAAGGTTGGCGTAAGCCATTGCCTTGTTATCCTCGTTACGACCAAAAGCAACAGTGATCTCATTTTTAATAAGATCACCTAGGCCGTTTTCACGAAGCCATGTATATGCTTCTTCCTTTTTTGCAACAGGAATAGAAGCACCGTAGACGGGTTTCACTTCAACAGCGGATCCGTCTGCTAATTTTAATGTTGAAATATTCATCTCCGTCATCATCGTAGGAATAACTTCTCCTGATAATAACTC